GTGAAGTCACCCCACGCCTTACAGCAACCCGTTCTTCACCGATAACTCCGCATATGCATACTAGTTATCTTTCCCTTACTGAGAATCTCTCTTTACCACGGTCTCAGTTTCGTGTGAAGTCAACTACTACTCAGTAGCTAACTTCTTAAAGTAATCCATCGCATCGTCTTCTGTGGTAGATACAGTTTCAGAAGTTTCTGCTGATGAGATTACAGGTTCATCTGCTGTTGCTTCATTTACACCAGACCAAGGCACTTCGTCTAAGTCTTCTGCAACTGATTCAGCAGTTGAATTGGATACTCCACCTGACAGTCCAAGTACTCTGTCGAGTTTTTCTTTTAACTCGTCATACGACTTGAATTGCTCTGGTGCAATTAAATCATTCAGTGAACTAAGTGAACTATATATGTTATTCAACTTTTCTTCACTGTCAAAAAGAGGAGTAGGTGTATCGAACTCTGATTTATCATAGTTCCAGTAACCATCTACTTTTCTAATTTTGATTTTAAAGTTTGCACCCTCACCTCTGAGGTCAAATGGGTTAATTGGTGCTTCATCTTCGAATGCTGGTGAAATTGCTTCTTTCAACATTTCAAAAATCTTCTTACCATATCTGTAAGAAAACACTTTTCCTTCATTATCAGGATTTTTAGGGTCAGAAACAACATAGATGTTTGACACATAATGTAAACGTCTTTTTTGTTTACGTGCAATCTCTCTGTTTGCTTCGATGCCAGTATTCCAGAGTTGTGAATTATACTCTGATACAGGGTCTTGTTTTCCAAGAGTCGTTAAAGACTTTTCGATGTACCAACCGCCTGGTCCTTGGAAACCATGGTCAAAGTAAGATACCCATGGCATCTCTTCTCCCTCTGGTGTTGGTAAAAAACGAACAACAGCATAACCGTTGCCTGACTTATCTAACTCTGGTTTCCAGAAGTTATCGTCTGAGTAGGATTTTTTTGCACCTTCTGAAGGTGAAGCAGATTCCATAGCTGCTCTTAGTTTATCTAATGATGTCGACATTGTATTCTCCTATTGTATTAACATTATATCGCATTGTATTAAACAGAACCGTCTGCAAAACCTAGACCTAAAATCCATTCTTTGCAATCGGTTCCATCATATAATTTATTATACTCCACCTTAACATTCTCGTCTAGTGAGTTTTTGAAAAAAACTTCTATATCGTAGTGCTTCAATAGAGCAATAAATTGGGAACGTTGAGCATCAAATACTCTACTTTCCTTAGTATATTTAGACAAATAATTAAGTCTGCCTTCATATACATTTGATACATTATCTGATTCTAATGCATCAAAACCTAAAAGAGTTATCTCTTTATGACCTGTCTCAGCGGCATATCCTAATGCCATCATTCCTGTAAATAGATTCTTGAGGTTTGAAATTTTATACATAATTATGTTATGTTCATAATCGCTTCTATAGCCTAAGAAATCTACAAACTCATTATCACCTTGAATAATAAATCTATCATCTGATTCTTCGGTCAAATCATTTATAGTTTCGTGGGAATATTCAAAACCTGACATCATCATTTCTTTCATACTGATATCTAATGGTTCCCACCCACCGACTACTATCTTATTGTTCTTGTAGTATTCATTTTTAATTATCTCACTTTGCATATCAATATCAGTTGCAAACAATAAGTCAGGCACGTAATCATCATAGATAGCATTACAACCCCACCAAGTATCTAACTCATCGAGATTATAATTTAATCTACTAGGACCATTACCAACTATGGTGAGCATAGTTCAACTAACCTCTTTTTGTATTTTGCAAAGTCATATCTCACAAAAGATTTATATTTGTTTATCTTATTAATTGTATTAGGGTAAACAATCGTCTCACTAATTAATGTATTCCACTTCTTACTGTAATGTGTAATCTCTTCTAGTATACACATTGTTTCAATAGATATCTTTTTCCCTAGAAACTGTTTCAGTAGAAAGGGGTGTTGACCGTTATTGACTGTAAGTATTTCTGTTATACTTTTCTTATCAAGTAGACTCTTTA